GGGGCGAAGGTTGAGGAGACAAATATTCCAATAGTTACAAACAAAGCTTATGGCACATATACAGAGCTAAGGACAGAAAAGGAAAGATACGGAGAAAAATATGAGGTACTTGCAAAAACAGAAGAAGGCTTGTGGGTAAGCATAGCAAAATTAGACAATAAAGAATTAGCAGAAACACACATGAAAAAAGTTTCTGGAAAAGACAACAAACAGCTCTCCCTCCCCATAACCCCTGAAATGAAAGCTTCTGTAATGGAGGGACAGCCTTTATTTTCTAAAGAAATAGAAGAAGCTCGACCTCAAACAGAAACAAAAGCTTTTAAAAACTGGTTTGGTGATTCAAAAGTAGTTGATGAGGACGGGAAGCCACAGGTTGTTTATCATGGAACGCCCGAAGGTGGCTTTGTTGTATTTGACGAAGACCGACAAGGTTTGAGAACAACAGGAAAAAAAGATAAGAGCCGGGCTTTTCATTTTACTGACAGCAAAGATGCCGCAACAGCTTATTCTGAATCATATAAAAACAAAAATATTGATTATGAAATAGACGGAGTTAAAAAGACAATAGTCAGAGAAGGGACTGTTCCGAACGCAGAAGAATATAGCGTTTATTTATCATTGAGTAACCCATTACGTATTCCTCAGTCAAAATTAATTACTGCCGATTTAATTTCAAAAGCAAAAGAAGATGGTTTTGATGGTATAATTACAGACATGGGAAACGCTACTGAATATGTTGTTTTCCAACCCACTCAAATAAAATCAGCTACCGGAAATCTTGGGACATTCGACCCTACAGAGCCAAGTATATTGAAGTCAAAGGAGCTTACAAAAAGGAAAAAGGAAATTTCAAAAAGAAATATAGACGGTGTTCCTATAGATGCTTTTACCGGAGCAGAAAGAACGGCTGTTGAAGCATACGAATCTCTTAAAGACACTTGGATAGGAAGTAAAGACGTTCGCATACTTCGCACTCAGATAGAAAAATCAAATCTTCAAGACCAGATTAAAAAGGCTTTGGGAATAAAAGAATATACTACAAAGGCAAAAATGTATGATCAGGCCATCCAGATTTACATAGACACCAAGAGGAGCCCGGGTGATTTTAAAAAGGCAGAATCAAAACTTACCGCTGAACAGAAATATATTTATAAATTGTCTCAAAACTTATCTCCTGAATTAAAAAAGATAGCTGACAATGTTTCAGATTTATATCAGGAAATGGGCTTTGAAGCTGCACAATCTTCTCTTATAAAAAATGTTCTTGATAACTACGCGGGGAGAATATGGGATTTAGACAACAAACAAGGTAGACCTTCTGCAGAATCAATGAGAAAGTTTGGTACAAAGACAGGCCATGCTAAACAACGAAAATTTGCAACTATTTTAGAAGGTTGGAGCGCCGGATACAACTTAAAGGTAAAAGGTGCGACCAACAATCTTCAGATACTAAAAGATTCTCTGATAAAGACTATCGAAGACAAGAGTTTTTTAACAGCATTGCAAAAAGTTAAAACTATTGATGGTGATCCACTTGTCTCCACAGAGCAGCTTGAGGGATATGTTAAAATAGAACACCCTAACTTTGTAACCTGGAAACATGCTGGAAAAGCAGATCCGGAAAAGATCTATGGAAGAAATTTTTTTGCCACTCCTGAAGGAGATTTGCTTGAACGCAGAGATTTGTATGCACCGGAAAAACAGGCAAAGAACTTAAATAACATATTGGGTATATCAAAGCTTACGGGATTTGTGCCAGGGATAAAAACACTTACAAAGTATAATTCTATATTCAAAGCATGGATACTTCAGAGCAGCTTCTTTCATCATTTGGCATTTCTCAGGTCTTACTATTTAGGAACTTCAGGAAAAAAACCTTCTGAGATGTTGGCCTGGACACCGTTTGTTGGCTCAAAGAGCAACCACCAAGCCTACAGACAGGGCTTAGAGTCTATAAAACAAGAAGACCCTATCATTATGCATCTTGTTAGGAACGGCCTTACGTTGGGCTTAAAACAGGACTGGAACGAAAGCTTGTTGCAGGAAAAAACTTTGATTGGGAAGATTCTTGATAAAACAAAAGCAACCAAAGCAGTAAAAGATAAAATCATTGAATTGAGAGAGGCGCAGGCAGACTTTCTGTTTGGAGAATTAGGTGCTGGCTTAAAAGCAAAGGCCGCTATGATAGAATATAGGAATTTGCTTAAAAAATATCCTAATATAGACACAAATAGGGCTGCAAAAATGGCAGCTAACCTTATTAACGATGATTTTGGAGGCTTGCATTTACAAAGAATAGGCAGAAGCCCTACATTGCAGCACATTTTTAGACTTTACGCTCTTGCTCCTGACTGGACTGAATCAAACATTAGATCAATGGTTAAAATGGTTAGTGCAGGAACCAAAGAAGAAAGAAACATGTATAGAAAATTTTGGGCTGGAATTGCTACAAAGGGAGTGCTTCTTACTGTAATGGCAAATGCATTGTTAAGTATTGGAGCAGATGATGATGAAGATAAGTTTGCTAAAAAAATGAAAAGAGCTTGGGGAGAAGGAAGATTTAAGTGGTTAGATGTTGACGTAACAACTCTTTACAAAGCCCTTGGTGGTAAAACTACAGACAGAAAATACTTTTCAATAATAGGACATTTTAAAGACCCATTAAAATTTGTAAGGCATCCTATTCGCTCCGCTCAACACAAAAGCAGTGTAGTTTATAAAATGTTTCACGAAACACTTACTGGCAAAGATTGGGCTGGAAGAAGATATACAACCTTAAAAGAGCTTTTGGCTGAAGGAAAAACAGTTACTTGGAAACCAGGAAAGGGTGGCCCTGTTGAATTTGAAAAACTCACCTCCTTTATACTTTCTCAACTAAAAGGACTTCAACCAGTACAGGTTCAGAACCTAATAAGCTTTACGCTTGGTGAAATGGAAGGTTTTGACGCGATAGGCAACTCTTTGGGTTTGGGAGTTAGGACAACCTATGGTGGCAATGTGGCGTTAGCTCTTAGAAATATCCGCGAAATGAAGAAAAATGAGCCCGAAAAATATAATAAGCTAAACAAAAGGATAAAATATAACATAAAAAAACTTAACCAATTAAGGAGGTTGGAAAAAAAAGTAAGAGAATCAAAAAACAAAACCATACAAGCAAATTATGAAAAAAAGCTTAACGAATTAGCTAAGAATATTAATTCACAACTATAGGGAGAGTGTCATGGAGTGGAATGCAATAGTGATAAACGGGGCGCAAATGGTAATTCCAGTAGCAAGCTATATTATAGTTAAACTCGCGTATGATGGTGCCAAACAAAAAAAAGAACCTCCCAAAAAAAACGGTGTCTGTTCTGCCCATGCGGAATTAACCAAAATATCCACAGAAAACCATACTATGTTACAGGGAGTTGTTAAGAGTTTAGACAAAGCCGAAGAGAGCCGCGACCTCCTTTTTCAGATGCACAACAAACAGGTTGACGAAATCCACGAAAATTCAATAAAAATTGCATCCCTGAAAGCAATGCTTTCCTAATTTAAAGAATTATATCTATTATAATAGAGCCTCTTTTTTAAGGGGCTTTTTTTTAATCTTTTTTACGAAAGTTGTTGACAGGAAAGGTTTTTTGTGCTATATTACTAAGTAACGATATAAGTAAACTTATAAGGAGTGGATATGAAGATACGTTTAAGAAAGGTAGAATGTAAGAAATGTGGTCACAAATGGACTCCCAGAAAATCCGATGTCCGGCAGTGTCCGAAATGTAAAAGTGTTCGTTGGGATGAGGAAAAATAATGGATAAAATACTAATAGGAATAATCAGTTTGCTGACAATGGTTTACATATACCTAATAAGGGGGATGTAATGCCTTGCCCTAACTGTACAGAAGAAAACCTCTATCATTCCAAACTAGGACTATGTTACAATTGCGGTCTGGGATTTGGGGAAGGAGTTACACACATGCAGAAAATAAAACTTTATCAATCGGAAGACCGAAGACATCGCGCCCTCGCTGAAATTAACACAGACGGCCAAGGAACTCTCGTATTCCAACGCCAGCCGGAGGGTAGTAAACGATGGGAAGAAATATTCAGAGACAAAAAGCCCATGGGCAAGGATGAATTAAACGCTATCATCATGAGAAATAATACATTATGTCAGGTGTGATTAATAATCATTCAAGGTAGAGGGGAGCAAAGGGGTCGTGGTCGGAGTGCAGATACAGGTTAAGGCATAATTTATTATGTTAGGGGCACAAACGCACATTTTTTAAGGGAGATGTAATGCCACACACAACAATAGAACTCGAAGACCTGGAAGTGGATGTTGAATACGAAATTGATACCGATACTTTAATACCCGAAAACAAAAAGGTGACAGATATAACAATAATACACACACAGCCGGAATATTTTACAGATAGATACTGTGATGATATTCTGGAAGAGAAAGTAAAGGAGGCTTTAAGTGAGTGAAGAAAATTCATTGGTCACACAGGAGGAGAATCAATTTGTTATAGTTTCCAACCAAAACCCGATGTCTGCAATGCAATTAGCTTTGAACAACAATGTTGATCTAGATAAAGTTGGAAAAATGTTGGAGTATCAGCAGAAGTGGGACGCAATGGAAGCAAGAAAAGCGTATACTCAGGCCATGGCTGCGTTCAAAAAAAATCCTCCTAAAATTACTAAAGACAAAAAGGTCGGTTACGAAAACAGGGATGGCAGCGCTACGGGATATAGCCATGCTAGTTTGGGAAATGTTACAAATACTATTAATACCGGACTTGCTAAACATGGGTTTTCGGCTGGATGGGCAACATTACAGGAGGGAAGTAGCGTTACTGTTACTTGTACAATAACTCACAAGCTTGGCCATAGCGAAAACACTTCTCTTGTTGGTCTTGCAGATACATCCGGAAAGAAAAACCCTATTCAGGCTCTTGGTTCTACTATAACATATCTCGAAAGGTATACTCTTTTGGCACTAACAGGACTTGCAACTCATGACCAAGACGATGATGGTCGGGGTGCCACTCCTTCAACAAAATACATCACTAAAAAACAACAGGATATTATTATAGATTTAATTGCTGCAACAGAAACAGAATTGGATGGGTTTTTAAGGTATGCCAAAGCAGAGAGTGTTGAAACAATTCCGGAACAAACATACAAAACTGTCCTTAACGCGCTAAAATTAAAGGAAAAGAAAACACATGGTAGTAATTAAAGATATACCTCAAAACAGTCCAGAATGGGATGCGTTAAAGTTGGGAAAACCAAGTGCCTCTCAGTTTAAAAAAATAGTTACATCGACCGGTGCTCCTTCAAAATCTCGCAACAAGTATCTCTATAAATTGGCCGGTGAAATTGTAAGCGGTACAAAAGAAGATGGATTTAAAAGTTTTGATATGGAATTGGGGCATGAGCGCGAAGATGAGTCTCGAAAGCTGTATGAATTTATTAATGGTGTTATAGTTGAGCAGGTTGGATTTTGTTTCTTTGATGAAAAAAGAGAGTTTGGTTGTTCGCCAGACGGACTTGTTGGGCTTGATGGTGGGTTTGAAACAAAGAATGCTTGTTCTGAGGTTCATTTGGATAGGTTAGAGCACGGATGGTCTAAAGTTGACCACTACCAGCAGGTTCAAGGTTCTTTGTATGTTACAGGGCGCAAATGGTGGGATTTACAAAGCTATTCGCGAGGATTCAAGCCTATTACTGTAAGGTTTGAAAGAGATGAGGACTTTATCAGAAAGCTGACTGTCGAATTACGGATTTTTATTAAAGATCTAAAACTTGTAGTTGAAAAATATTCTATTTAGGGGAAATCATGCAAAAAGAAGATGTGATAATCATAACAGAAGACAGGGCTCTTGTAGCCTTTAAGGAAAACACGCTTGAAGAAATATTAACCGCTATCGAAAAAGATGCCTTGAATCTGGTTGCTGATATCGAAACTGCCACAGGGAGACAACAGATAAAATCTAAAGCTGCGTCTGTGGCTTCGGCAAAGGTCTTGATAGACAAAGTTGGAAAGTCATTAAATGATGAGCGAAAACGTCAAACCGATTTGGTTAATGGCGAAAGGAGAAAGGCTAAAGACTTCCTTGAGGATTTAAAGGCAAAGGTACGTAAACCTCTCACCGATTGGGAAGAAGCTGAAGAGATTAAAAAACAGGCAGAGCGTGACGCTGTTGAGCTGGAAATGCTACACGAAGAGGCCCTTGCTGAAGATGATTTATTTAATCGCCAGAAGGAAATTGAACGAAAAGAAGCAGAGTTTAAAGCCCTGGAAGATGCTCGCATCGCGAAAGAGCAGGCCGAACAGGAAGAAAAAGACCGCATTAAACGTGAGGCCAAGATTGCCAAAGAAGCAAAGGAACAAGCAGAAAAGGAAGCGGAAGAAAAAATCGAATCTGAAAAAAGAGCCAAAATTGCGGCAGAAGAAAAGATTAAGACAGACGCAAAACAGGCCGACCTGGACAAAAAAGATGCTCTTGAAAAAGCTGAACGCGACCAGAAGGAAGCTGTTGAAAATGCTAAACTGGAAGAGCAGGAACGTCTTGCCAAAATCGAAAGAATAAAGGCTGAAGATGCCAGAGTTGAAAAGAAAAAAGCTGAAAAAAAAGCTGCAAATGTAGCCCATCAAAGAAAAATTAATCGGGAAGCTTTGGACGATTTTGTGAAGAATGGTATTCCAGAAGAATTTGGAAAAAAGGTGATATCTCTTGTTGCAAAAAAGGAAATCAGACACATAAGGATTGAATACTAATGCCAAAGACACCAATATTTTTAGGTACAGTTAAAAAAGGCAAACCTATCCCTGATAGTATACCAGATTTTTATATGCATTGTGGTACTCTTGAAGGGAAGGTTGTTGAAATAATAGTACGCCGTAAGTATGGTAAAAAAAGTGATAAGCAGAATAAATACTATCGTGGATGTGTTGTGAAAATGATAGCTGATTATAGTGGTTATACTCCTGATAAGGCTCATGGAATATTACAATATAAGTTTTTTACAGTAAACGATGGCAAGCTTTCATATATAAGAAGTACTCGCTGTGAGGATTGGATAACTGTAGAATGGGAAGACAAGATGTCAGAGATACGACAATGGGCCAGCGAGTTTTTAAGCCTTTATATTCCAAAACCTAATGAAATTGAGATGTACTAATGATGTACAGAAAAAACAAATACCGTAATGTAAGATGTCGTTGTAATGCTAACCACATGCATGATTCAAAGGGTGAAGCTGGGTACTGTAACGACTTGGCATTGCAGGTAAAAGCCGCTGTTATTATGAAGTACGAGTCTCAAATAAGATTTGATTTACACGGTAAGGATGGAAAAAAAGTCGGCGCCCATTATGTAGACTTCCTTATTCATCACTTTGATGGCAAAAAAGAAGTAAATGAGTACAAAGGGGTTAAAACATCTGTCTGGAAGCTTAAAAAAGCATTGTTTGAATCGGAATATTCAGAGATACCTTATATAGTTATTAGACACAAAGCCAAAAGGTATTGAGTTATGAAAAAGAATCAATTTAACATTACAGAGCAAATGGACTTTTACAAATCCCAACTAATAGATTATACATGGGATGATATAATAAATTTGGGAATATTAGTAGCCCGCATATTAGAACTACCTAAAGAGAGAAAATATAAAGGGTTATACTGGTTATCTCAAAAAGAGTCTAATGAACTGATTACAACATGCAACTAGTTGTGTGCAATAGTTTGTGAACCATATTATAAGGAGTGCAAAAGTGGCAGTAGCTGAATATTGTGGGAACTGTGATAAAAGAACTTTGCGTAAAGTTGGGCCGTGTCCTGAGTGCACTCCTAAGAATGTGGAGTCACAAACAACAGACACACAACAGCTAAAGGCTGAAATTTCTGCTCTTGCTACAAAACTTATCGAATCAGATAAAGCTCAGATGTTATACGAAGATGTTTATCTTGTAATTAACGAATTGCAGAAACTATCAGCCGTTTAGCAAACCGTTGTGCGACATTTCAAAACAAGGATTAAACAATGATTACTTATAAAGAAATAAGGGACTTATCAGACAGAGAGCTTTCGGTAATGGCAATAAACATCGGACTTGAAAAAGTAAAAGTAAAAGAAAACTTTAAAGAAATTATGTATAAAAAATATCCGAAAGAATATTCTAGTGAAGATGATGATTTCTTTAATCGATACGCAGGTAAAATTGTCTTTGCATTTCCTTTTATTAGAAATCATAAAGATGATAACTGGTTTATACTGTCTGATAATAATTATTGTTTAATAAGAGAATGTTTTGAAACGCTCGCACAACACTGACTATGACAAGTGAAAAGGTGCATCATACAACAAGTTGTAGTCAATTGCCGAGCGCAAAGAAAGGAATTTATATGCCCGCCGAAGAGATAAAATGTTGCCCGTTTTGCG